CAAGATTTTATGGAAGTTTCCATAATTTAACTACTTAATACCAAGATTTTTACAATAGTAATTAGTATGGAAATCGAAAGGTCAAGAAGCCGAAGCCAAGAGAAGGCAAAAAAATTCAGGATTCAATCAAAGAGTTGGTTTCTTACCTACCCCCGTCTCAACAAGAGCAAAGAGGAGGCCCTCGTTCTCCTCCAGAATAAGTTGGCTGGAAAGCCATATGTTGGCATGGTGGTCTGCCGAGAGCTTCACGAGGATGGGTTTCCCCACATTCATGCCTTTGTCCTGCTCAAGGACCAATTCCAGTGCGTTAATGAACGCTTCTGGGATATCGAGGGCCATCATGGTAACTATCAGAAGGCCAGAGACATTACCTCAGTCGCCAAGTATATCAAGAAGGATGGCGACTACATCGAACATGGTCAGATCGACTGGAAGGAGAAGATCGATGCTAAGAAGGCTCACCGTAAGTATCTTGGTGAGCTGATGCTCAAGGAGGGTACTACCCTTAAGGATCTCCTTCGCGAGGATCCATCATTGGCTCTCGAAGCAGCCAACCTTCAGAAGAGCCTGGCTGCTTGTAAGCAGGCCATGCTTGAGCCCTGTACCACCGACGACGTCAAGGGCATCTGGCTTATGGGTCCCGCTGGAGTCGGGAAGAGTCACCTGGTGAGAGAGATTGAGCCAGCTCTCTACCTCAAGGCCCAGAACAAATGGTGGGATGGTTATACTGGACAGAAGGCCGTGCTCATTGATGATTTCGATCTCAATGGAGTCTGCCTCAGCCACCACCTTAAGATCTGGTCAGACCGATGGGGCTGCACAGGAGAGATCAAGGGTGCTCAGATCCCACTTGCTCACGAGAGGTTCTATGTAACCTCTAACTACTCGCCCGAGCAGATCTTCGGGCAGAAGAAAGAAGAAGATCGCTGCGACCTCGAGCTCATCGCAGCTATCAAGCGCAGGTTCAAGATTATCCACATCGAGAACAGAGCTGCACAAGAACAGATGCTGGTCCTACTCAAGGATCAGTTTAAATAATTTATAATAAAAAATTAACATGAGTCAATTTGTTGAAGAAGATGAAAACCAACAAGCAGACTATGAGATAGGTCTTTACACAGAGGAAGACCTTAAGAACATTACTATGGAGGCACTCAACGAGGCACTCAAACAAAGAGAAGAAAAAGAGACGGAAGCTGGAGTTGAACTCCAGCTAAAAAGAACAGACTCAAGATCATCAATTGATTTCAAATGTGATTGTGAAGGATGCGGTGTGTTAGCCCGCTTCCTAGGTCTATAATTAATTAAACCAACTCTTAAATTTATAATTCAAATTTAATGGTGAAGACGTATGGAGGTCGTATACGACGTACTGGGCGGAGCTCGAAGAGAAGAACCCAGCGAATAGTCACCAAATCAAGAACATCAGCCCTGGCCGGCCGCCCCGGGCTGAACGTTTCAGCAGCGAAAAGCTCCAGGTTTTTTGCCTCTCTTCCTCCTATGCTCCGTCTCAAGACAGCTTGGCAGGCAGATACTCAGTATGATGTTATTGTTAGCAACCCGGGCCAAGCGCTCTACACAGGGTACTTTTGGATTGATCCACTTCGTTATGATTACGCAGTTAATCGATTCGGTGTGGGTGTAGATGGTACAAATTCTCGAGGTAACAGGAATTGGTTTGGTACTGAGATGGAGTCTATGTTCTATCAGTACTCAGAAGGTCGCTTCAGGACTCATGTTCTGAATGTTCAGCTTTCTGCTGACTACTTCAGGAACTTTACTCCTGCATTGGCAGCAAATGCGGTTCAGCAGACTTTGACTCCTCTGGTGCTTCAGTTCGTCTGTGCAACAGTTCCACAGTCATTCATTCGTACAAGCGCAGCAGCCGCATCTCTTGTCACAGATGCAGGTGCAGTTATCATGAATGGCCCTGACTATTACTCAGCATTGTCTAAAATGCCAGGAGCAAAAAGCTTCATTCTCCCAACAGATGGATCTGCTAATACCCAGAAGAACCTTACTATGACTATTGATGGCTATGAGCACACTGGGTCATGTCAGTCAATTATTGCCACAAGAACTTGGGCTCCAGCTAATGCTGCTCCTACATTGACTGTTACTCATCCAGATCCTCCTGCTCGACAAGTTTTCCTCTTCGCTTTTCGCTTTAGGCAGCTCTCTTCAAATGACGCAGTGACTAGCTTAGGCATCAGAGCAGCTTTCAGGATGGACCAGCATATGGAGTTCTGCGACAAGGTTTCATCATGGCCATACTTACTTACCGGAAATGCTAATTAAAACCTTAATTAAAAAAGTTGAAAGACCCTACTAATGGCGGATTCCTCCTCAGTCTTCTGAGGGGGTTAAAAATACATAGCGGACACAAAACAAAGAGATTGGGCCTCGGACATCAGGAGCGAAACGACCGAGAGTAAAGAGGGAGGATGAAGCGAGTCTGGCCCAAGATCGGTGACGATCCGCGTCTCCGCCATTAAATGGGTCTTCAACTAAAAGTGGTGTTACGTTCCGACGGTGGGGCGAAGCCCCTAGTATTACCCGGAGGAACGTAACAAACGTTACGTACTCATCCGATGCAGCGTCAGCCAATCGGATGCAAGATATCAAAAAAAGGAACATTCTAGAACTTTAGTTCGTTACTTAAGACCAAGATTTTTATAATAGTAATTAGAATGGAAATCGAAAGGTCGAGAAGCCGAAGCCAAGAGAAGGCAAAAAAATTCAATATCAACTCTCAGAGTTGGTTCCTCACCTACCCCAAGCTCAACAAGAGCAAAGAGGAGGCTCTCGTCCTCCTCCAGAACAAGTTGGCTGGTAAGCCATACAAGGGCATGGTGGTCTGCCGTGAACTCCACAAGGATGGATCTCCTCACATCCATGCTTATGTGCTTCTCAACGAGAGGTTTAACTGTCGCTCCGAGAGGTTCTGGGACCTCGATGGTCATCACGGCGACTACCAGAAGGCTCGAGACATCACCGCAGTCTCGAAGTACATCAAGAAGGACGGTGACTTCATCGAGGACGGCGTCATCGACTGGAAGGAGAAGCTCGACGCCAAGAAGGCTCACCGCAAGTACCTCGGTGAGCTGATGCTCAAGGAGGGTACTACCCTCAAGGATCTTCTTCACGAGGATCCGTCGTTGGCTCTCGAAGCAGCCAACCTCCAGAAGAGTCTGGCCGCGTGTAAGCAGGCCATGCTCGAGCCCTGTACCACAGAAGACGTCAAGGGCATCTGGCTCATGGGCCCTGCTGGAGTCGGGAAGAGCCACCTGGTCAGAGAGATCGAGCCAGCTCTCTACCTCAAGGCTCAGAACAAATGGTGGGATGGCTACACCGGGCAGAAGGCTGTGCTCATCGACGACTTCGATCTCAACGGAGTCTGCCTCAGCCACCACCTCAAGATCTGGTCAGACCGCTGGGGCTGCACAGGAGAAATCAAGGGTGCCCAGATCCCCCTCGCTCATGAGAGGTTCTACGTGACCTCGAACTACTCACCCGACCAGATCTTCGGGCAGAAGAAAGAAGAAGACCGCTGCGACCTCGAGCTCATCGCAGCTATCAAGCGCAGGTTCAAGATCATCCACATCGAGAACAGAGCCGCGCAAGAACAGATGCTGGTCCTACTTAAGGATCAGTTTAAATAAATTATAATAAAAAAATAACATGGATCACTTGTTCGAAGACTACGAAAGTCAACAAAATGACCAAGCTATTGGTCTTTACACACTGAAAGAGTTAGAAGAAATAGTAGGTGTGGGGTCTGTGGTTAGTGGTGGGGTATCGGGTTTGAAAGAACAGCAAGAAGAACCCACAGAGGCTGGAGCCCAGCTCAAGCTCAGAAGAACAGAAACTTCAGTTGACCTGTCAGTCGACTGTGGTTGTCAAGGATGCGCTATCCTTGCCCGAGTCCTTGGACTCTAACTAATTGGAACCAACTCTTAAATTTATAATCTAAATTTAATGGTGAAGACGTATGGAGGTCGTATACGACGTACTGGGCGGAGCTCGAAGAGAAGAACCCAGCGAATAGTCACCAAATCCAAATACTCAGCCCTGGCCGCTAGACCCGGGCTGAACGTATCAGCCGCAAAAGCCGCCAGGTTTTTTGCCTCTCTCCCTCCCATGATGCGACTCAAGACGGCGTGGCATGCAGACACGAACTACTCTATCTCAATTGCAAACAACGCAGCTTCGGTCTATACAGGTTACTTCTGGATAGATCCACTTCGCTACGATTATGCTGTCAACAAGGTGGGTGTAGGCGCAGACGGTACCAACAACAGAGGTAATCGTAACTGGTTCGGCACAGAGATGGAGGCTATGTTTTTCCAGTATGGAGAAGGTCGATTTAGGACTCATGTTCTAAATGCTCAGTTCTCTCTAGACTACACAAGGATCTTCACTGGAACTCAAACTGCCGCAACAATTGCTTCTGGCCAAAATCCTCCCTTTTTTCAGATGGTTTGTGCAACTGTCCCACAATCATTTATTAAGCAGAGCAGTGGGGCTGCACATCTGGTTACTGATGCAGGGGTCTTCATCGCTGGAGGCCCTGATTACTACTCTGCTCTCAGCAAGCTACCAGGTGCAAAGTCATTTGTTCTTCCTACAGATGGCTCTGCTCAGTCTCAGAAGAATATCACCATGACTATTGACGCATATGAGCACACTGGTTCTGCTCAGTCTATCATAGCCACTCGAGAATGGCTTCCTGCAAACAACTTCCCAACTTTGGCAGTCACTCATCCTGATCCATCTGCTAGGCAGGTCTTCTTATTTGCCTGCCGTTTCAGACAACTCACTTCAGCTGGATCTATCATTCTTGACTATGGTCTCAGGACAGCCTACAGGCTTGATCAGCACATGGAGTTCGTCGACAAGGTCCCAACTTGGCCATATCTCGCATCTGGCACCTCTAACTAAAACCTTAACTAAAAATTAACATAACAATATCCGCCCCCATGGCGGCTAGAAGAGACGGCCTACAGGCCGGAAAGTCATTGGGTTTGGGGTTTGGGGTTTTTGGGGATGGGGTTTGAAGAGCAAAGAGAAGGACCACCAATGGCGCCCGCCATTGGGAGATCTCAATGGCGATGCTCATCGCCATGGGCCGGCTGCAAGCCTTCAACTAAAATGCGTAGCTAGTTCCGACGGGGGGGGTACCCCCTAATATTACCCGGAGGAACTAGCTAAACTAGCTAGTACTCATCCGATGCAGCGTCAGCCAATCGGATGCAAGATATCAAAAAAAGGAACATTCTAGAACTTTAGTTCGCTACTTAAGACCAAGATTTTTATAATAGTAATTAGAATGGAAATCGAAAGGTCAAGAAGCCGAAGCCAAGAGAAGGCAAAAAAATTCCGTATCCAATCAAAGAGTTGGTTCCTCACCTACCCCAAGCTCAACAAGAGCAAGGAGGAGGCCCTTGCTCTCCTCCAGAACAAGTTGGCTGGCAAGCCATATGTGGGCATGGTGGTTTGCCGAGAACTCCACGAGGATGGCTCTCCTCACATCCATGCCTTCGTCCTGCTCAAGGACCTATTCAATTGCCAGAACGAGCTGTTCTGGGATATCGATGGCCACCATGGTAATTACCAGAAGGCCAGAGACATCACCTCAGTCGCCAAGTACATCAAGAAGGATGGCGACTACATCGAGCATGGTCAGATCGACTGGAAGGAGAAGCTCGATGCCAAGAAGGCTCACCGCAAGTATCTCGGTGAGCTGATGCTCAAGGAGGGTACTACCCTCAGGGATCTTCTCCACGAGGATCCATCGTTGGCTCTCGAAGCAGCCAACCTTCAGAAGAGTCTGGCCGCGTGCAAGCAGGCCATGCTCGAGCCCTGTACCACAGAAGACGTCAAGGGCATCTGGCTCATGGGCCCTGCTGGAGTCGGGAAGAGCCACCTGGTCAGAGAGATCGAGCCAGCTCTCTACCTCAAGGCTCAGAACAAATGGTGGGATGGCTACACCGGGCAGAAGGCTGTGCTCATCGACGACTTCGATCTCAACGGAGTCTGCCTCAGCCACCACCTCAAGATCTGGTCAGA